CCCATAGATTAGTATTAGAAACAAAATTGCTAAGGAAGTAATTAACAATGCTGCTATCGTTATAAGATTTAGAAAGCTTATGAAAGAAATACCTATCCCTTCTTTTAGTAAACGTTTCCAATCTTGCAGTTGTTCTGCCGTTGTGTTTATGAAAGTCGTAAGATTGGTTCTTACTTGTGAAGTGGAGTTTGATTGCCAAATAGATTTTATATACTTCAAAACCATTCATTATTCCTCTTTTAGATATTCGCTGCGGTTATTAATATACCACCGACTAATGCGATAGCATATGTAATCATAATTATTTCTAACATATATTTCCTTATATTGGTAACTTTGCTGTTTTTTCTTTTAGCATATTTAAACCTTGTGCCTCAAATGCTATCTTCTCTTTTAGTGTTTTATTAATTAGTGCTTTCGTATTACTTGGATCAACCCCATTGTTTTCACAATATAAGATAATGGCATCCATGTAACTCATTCGTTTAGTTTTAACTGTATCTTCGATTAGTAGTGCAAATTTATTAGGTGTTATTATCATTGTTCTATTATACTATACTTTAAACTTTTCGTCAAGCTGTTTAAGTGTTATATACTCTAAATTTTCACATTCTTTCCATTCTTCTACTTCAGTATTATTTAAATTAACTTTATAAAACTTTGTAAATTTAAATGTATCAAATGTGTTCTTATGTTGTAATGTCCATGCATCTGGCACAGATGTTTTAGTCTTATGAGTATAAGCATTTGTACCAGCATATATGTTATTGTCTAGTTCCAAATCATGACCAATAATATAAACTTCATCTGCCCCCATTTCACATGAAAGATAGATTGATTTATTGCCTGTTCCGTATGCAATATCATTTTTATCTGGTTGTAAATTTATTACATTGTCTTTAGTTGTTCCTGTTACATAGGTCATATTCTCAACATCATCATAATGATAAACTGCTTCTTGATGTCCTTTAAATTCTACATCTATTCTACCATTTTGTTCTAGTAACATATTCTCAGCAATAACACTTGGTATAGGTGTCCAGTCTCCCAAATAAACTGTATTTTCAAAACAGTAACCACTTCTATAAATCTCATGGCTCATTTTTGAATCTAAAGATACGAGTATGTCAGGTGTATAATCTCTATAGATTGCATTACAACCAACTACTGTACCATACTTTTTGTATTGTTCAATGTCTATTCCTTTTCTTGAATTACCATTACCAAAACAAAAATGTATCATTATATAATCTCCTTTATAGTGCCTGTTTCTGTTGCAAGGTACAGGCAAACCCCTAACAGCCTAGGCTGCTAATGCATACTCATTAAAGTTTGCGTTTGTAATAGTTTAAAGTCTTTGGACTATCCTCTCCAGTACAATTTCTAATAGCTGTCGATCCTATTTCGCCCCCTTAAAGGTCTATCTAGGATTTGGTGGAGGCGCTGGGTATTGCACCCAGGTCCATACTACTTACTCTCATTACCTTCATCAAGAATTCTTTTTAAATCAGGAAAAAACTCCCAATTAACTCCGTAACCTAATATACAAGTTTCAAATGTACTAGGTATGGTCATCATTAATGTTCCTTTATTCCATTGCTCATTATAAGTAAATGTTAATACACCTATAACTGGTTTAGTTAAATCACCAGCACTTCTCACCTCTGCACCTGCTATTGGCACTTCGCCAAATATTTCAAATGCTGTTTGAAATACAAATGAAGTATCCCCACAATATAGTGGGACAGGTTTAGGTATTAATTGTGTTAAATCATAATTTGGTTTTTCTTCTGCTTGTAGTGAATTAAATACTGTATATACTATTCCTATAAATGTAAACCATATAAATAATTCTTTAAATATTTGCTTCATTGTCTTTGTAAAATTCCTCTATTGCTGGTTTCAGCAAAGGTAAATAATCTTTCTTATCTTTTATAAAAGTTTGAACCGCACCATCTTCGGTCACTATGAGGATTACAACTTGATTAATCTCTTGGTTAAATCTTTCTTCATACATCTCACAATAAGCAGAGCCTTGAATAAAATAGTTCTCTACCCATTCTTCTTTCTTTTCTCTTGTAGATGTCTTAAAATCTATTACTGATAATTTGCCTTTATATTCTGCTATACAATCGACTCTTCCTGCGATACCCCATTTATCACTATATAAGCCGCCCTCTTGTAATACTATATTATTTATATCATCTAGTTCAGATTTTAGTATAGTAAATAGGGCTAAAGGTAAAACATCTTGTTTAGATAGTTCACTATTGTTTAAGTAATCTTCGACTAACTGGTGAACTGCTGTGCCTCTTTTAGCTGCACTTCTCATTATATTATTCGCTACATCATCACCAACAGACTTACGCCACCTGTTGATACCTTCTTTACTTCGACCTGATAGTACAGTAGTAATTGATGGATATTTTTTACCCTCTGGTGTAACATAAAAGCGTTTGCCTTTAATTGTTTCAGTATTTATTTCGGGAAGTAGTTTTGTAGAGGGTGTATGTATAAAAGATTTCATATCATACCTCTCTTTCATAAAGGCATTTAATTTGTTCATAGTCTTTAGTATAACATATTATCTAGTCGTTGTCAAGCGTTTTCTCTATTGTATATTCATCATTAGTAATATCTAAAATTTTAATTGATTCATATTTGCCTGGTATCTTTTCTGTTATGTTACCCTCAGCATCTTTGTATCCTATAACCAAATCTTTTTTGATCTCATCCCAATCAGATGCCGCATAAACATCAGCTTCTATTTTTATTCGGTATAATTTCATTATTACCCTCTAGTTATTGCTATAATTTTTTTAACTTGTTGCTCTATGACTTCTGCTCTGTTAGGCCAATGTATGTATGCCTCTGGAGACTTTGCTAATTTGATGAGCAGTGGAATGATTAACTTTTCTAAACTTGTAAATTTCTCTTTCATATCTTTACCAAGTGTATCTTTTCGTAAATCGTACTCATCATCCATATGTTTTTTGGCAATATCTAGTTCTACTTCATTCTTTTCTTTGATTTCATTTTTAGTAGAATTAATTAGTGAATGAATTTTATCTAACTTACTCTCTAATCTATTCACAATCTCTCCTGAAACTGCTTTACCAACACTCTCGGATGTTTGTTTAACTACTGCCTCTGTTGCTTTTGAATCTGATACCGACTTGTCTGATGGTTTTTCAGAAACACCTGTAAACCCCCAATCGCCGCCTGTATCAAAACCGTCTAGAAAATCAAAATCTGCCATACTACTATTTATCTACCTCCACCTTTTAATATTCTGTTTTTATGTTTTTTCTTCATGTTAGCAATTTGTACATCTTTAGTTGATTTACTACCATATTGGTCTGCAAGATGACTACCAGGATGGGCTTCAGATATTTTAGCTAATGTTTCTTTCCAACCACCATCAGTTTTACTATCTATTGAACCTGTACTTGATACAATATTCATCTGTGTTGGTGGTAATAATTCAATATGTTTCTTCTTAATAAACTTTTCCATCTCAGATATAAGCATTAAATCTTCCCATATCTTATTTGTTTTGTGGTCTTTAAATCTATATGTTGGCATTTATTCCCTCACTATACCATTCAGGTATACTTGTTTTCCATGTGGCAAAACTATTCTTATATTTGATATAGTAATCTCTATAAGCAGTAATACTATCTTCGTTCTTTACATCATCAGGCATTGCCTGTGTTGGTTGCTGAAAAGGAATATTTAGGGGTATATTTTTAGGTGAATTTCTCAACAAGTCTTTTAATACTACATATGATTTATGTTCTTTATTAGAACCATATCGTATTTTAAATTCTTCATGTAAGCAAGACCACATCTGATATAACCATTGATAGTTGTAGGCGTTATCTCTAACCCATACAGCACTTGGGTGATTTATATGACAAGCTTTGTAAATTGTAGCTTCTTCGTTACTATTCTCTAATCTGAATCTAGTTACTTTTCTACCTGTTTTTGATTTTGCTATATACTTAATGCCATCAAGCATTCTATGAGCAGTTGACATCAGTTGAGCATACTCGATAAGCATTTTAACCACGTGTTTATCTAAATGCATTTCAGCACAAATCTTGGGATCTTTATGTAAATAAAATATATTCATTACGCTATTATAACATCATTTAAGTCTTTTGTCAAGTACTTTGATTGAAGTTGCATTAATTCATGTAACTTATCTTGCCACAATCTTTTAAAATCATCATTTGTAGCATCTTGAAATGCATTATATAATACCGTTACTCTTTTCCAATACAATTCTTCACTATAGTTCATATACACCTCTTATGTTGTATTTAATTAATGTTGCGACTAGTTCTGTATAGTTCGGTCTACTAGCATACTTTGTTAATGTGTGTGCTAAATCTAATCCATTTGGTGTTTCACCATGTTCTAATATCTTTGCTCTCACTTCTCTAAATTCTTCATAAGCAAACACTTCGTTTATTATTTTAATATAGTGAGCAACACTATCACATTTGGTTTTAAATACTTTCACACCCCAACCCGGCCACTTTGTCCACGGTATAGGCAATAGATATGGTTCATCTTTATTCCATGTTCTAATACCAAATAAATTATTTGCCTCGTTAGCAAATCTACTTGTTCCCCAACCAGTTTCTAATGCTGCCTGTGCAATTATTAGTTCTCTAGGAATTTGTTTTTCTCTAGGTACATCTGTGTATAGATGAGTAATACATTCATTTAGTGAATATACAAAATCATCTTTGTTATCTGTTGCAACAACTGGTATAATAGAATATTCTTTCTCAATCATTCCCACATCAGAATTTTCTGGTGGCTGTGTTAGTTCATTAAACTCTGGGCAACCATCATCAGTACACGGTGCTGGTTGACAAGCATAAACAAAAAAGTATATGCCTGAAATTGCTAGTAGGTAAGAAATGTATTTCATAGTAGTTTCCTCAACTCTCTTTTCGTAGCATAGTCTTTATGTAGTTTACAAGTAAACCATCTAAACTTTGGTTGTGGTAGAGCAGGACCTTCTATCTCTAACTCGTTTGTTGTTTCTGCATAGATTAACTTTTTCAGAAACAAAGAAAGGGCAGCGTCATACTCTTTACAAGGTTTGTATTCTGCCTTAACTCTTTTAGGTGTTTCGTAGATACCCTTACGGCTTTCTACAATTGCTTTGATTATTTTTTTTTCGTATCTATTTAATTTCATTTATTGCCTTTTCATATGATGAACCTTGACCGACTAATACGCCGGTTTCAAGTCCTGTTAATCTAGTTTTTGTTTTTGCTATTCTTATATCTTCAGAGGTTATGTTTTCAAAAGCAGGTAAGTCTTGTTCTTCAACTGGAAAAACATTTTCTTCTCTTAACTCAGGTTTTAAAAACATATAATACTGAAATAATAATTCTTGGGTAGCAAACCATGTAACACCTTGAATTTCTAAAATCTCTGGTCTATCTGAGTTTTTAATTGATATCAAACAATAATATTTATTCATTAAGCAGCCCTCATTGTTGACATTTGAACACGGTATCTAGGACCGTTAATAACTTGAACTACTGCTCTAGTACGAGCAATCTTTTCAATGTGTCCAGTCATATTACTAAATGTAACTTTTTGTCCAACATTAAATGTTGACCCAGCATTCATTGCCAGGATTTGTCTTTGAGTTTTAATCATGCCGATTACAGCATTTAAATCCTCGTTTGTGCAATTTTCTATTCTTGCTTGAATTTCTAGTATTGGTCGTTTCATAATGTATCCTTTTATTTATTATTATTCTACTATAATACACTATTTTAGCAATAAATCAAGCACTTTCGGGCAGCAAAAACCCTTGTTTTCTGTCATTTCTCAAATAAAAAAACCCTTATAAATCAACACTTTAGAATAGTCTAAAATCGTTGAAAAATAAGGGTTTTTAATAGAGGGCTCTAGATTTATTACGGCAATAACCTCTATTTCTTCATAAATTCATCATTCCAATCAAATGCTTCTTTCACTAGATTGGCAGTAAATCCTTTATATTCATTATTCACTTTTTTCTTTACAACTGTTACTAAAAAGTTTGCTTCTTCAGCACATAAACCTTCAAGCATTTGTATAAAAAGTGTTTCTCTTTTTGTATTTGATAGTGTATTATCACCACCCTTTGTAAAAAGATATAATCTTTTTGCTTCGTGAGATAGTAATGTATGGTCTGTACCTATTGGTGCATCATTAATTTTGTATGGTATTTCTTCACTTGTTGGTAATGCCCATTCTATCTTTGGATCAAATGCACCTTTTTGCACTTGTCTTAAAGCTACTGAATCATTTTCTTTCAGTACTTTAAGTTTTCTTGGTTTATCTTTAGCGTTATTTATTTTTGCAGCAATCTCAAACATCATTGGTGGAACTGCTCTACCTGTTTCTTGTAGTGCTGCCATTCCTTTTCTTGTTGCTAATGCTGGGTGTGATTGTGTAGGTTCTGTTCCCCTACTATCGCTCTGTATTGTTCCGTCTTTATTTCTTCTTATTATAGCCATTGTGTTATCTCCTTAACAGTTCTTTCAAAGTTAAAATTCATCTATAACTTCAATTAAAGTTTTAAGTTTTTTTGTTATAAAGTAGTTGAGTATTTTATCTCTACTTGCCACTTTAACATCATTAAACTCATTAATTATCTTCGCCTCTAATTCAGGCGGTATACAACTTAGATCAATTAATTGTCGATTTCGATTGTAATTCTTTTGTTCTTCTTCAGTAAATGTCATAATCATTTCATTTACCCAAGCTTCAATT